ACACTACCCCAGAACTCAAGGACTTCAAAACGTTCAGCTTTGGATTCCTGAGCATCATCTTCCATAGCTTGTTCCCACCATTCTTTAGTGTAGGACTCACCATCAGATACAGCAAGATCAATAGCATTGCTTCTAAAGAAAGGACGTCTTTTAAGGTTACGCAGTTGAGTACGTGACATTTTATGACGTTCTACTACATACTCAGCCTCATCCATATTAGCTGCATCAGGATCAGGATAGAAGTTCCAAAGAGATACACTAGAGGTTTGAGGAATAGTTTTAATAGTAGGGGTATACTCTCCCTCATCATTCCAATTAGCATACTCTTTGTCTATAGCAAACGGACCTTTCATTACGCCTGTACCAAACAGGGCGCATTCAAAGGCAGCTACACGTAACTGTTTGTTTGCATTAGACTCATCAAGTTGATCATGAATTTTCTTTTCCATCTTTTTAGCTGCTACCATAGCAGGATGAAAAGTAATTTCTGTGGGTGTACTACCTACACCTTCTTGTAGTTGATCTTCTACAGGGGCTAGGCTATTCTTTAGACCAGCTAGACGTTCTTTAAGATCAGTCATAGTCTCGCCGGGAAGTAGCTTAGTATCCTCTAAGCTTGGACCTTGCGCTTTCTTTATTTCATCATTAGATTCAAAGTGTACAGACTCAGCCACACCTTCAGGTAAGGTGGTAGGATCTACAGTAACTGGGAATCTGTTGTTGCCAAAGAGTACTTCAATGATTTGACCATAAGCTGCAAGTACTTTAGTCTTAGTTACTTTAACAAATACCTGAGATTTTTCTGTGGAAGTAAACTGTACATCAGGCCCATAAATACCACGATAATTACGGTATGCTTGTACCCAACGGTTTTCTTCTGTCTCTCTTGCATCAGAAGCTTTCTTGTATTGTTTTTGTACAAGACCTACAATAGTACCTGCAAGAGGATCACTGTATGTATCTTCTTTCATGTCTTCTAAAGAGCTTGCTTCTTCAGCGTCCATTCCCATGCTTTCTTCAAATTCGTCCATAGTATTTCCTTAATAACCAAACGTTGGGTCGCTTGCTTGGAAGCCTGATCGTTGTGATGCAGGGTCATAGTCAAACAAACTGCTTCTTGGTCTTGTCATAACCCCGTACCTAATTGCATCGTACAGGTGGTCTTCTGAGTGTGTGTCTACGTCTTCAGGGTTATTCTTATCCAGAGGTAGTGCTGGTATTTGTGATATAGTATTGGTACAAGTGTTAAAGAATACTAGCCGTGGTTCTTCAGTGAACTCGTCTACTTGTAACCGCCTGTGTATCTCATTCTTACCTGCTACCCTTGAACCTCTGGACCTATCAGCAGGTCTCCACCTACAGCCTTGCATAATCATTTGTTCAGCTAGACTTGGGCCAGTGTCTCCACGTTTATGCCAGAGAGATGAGTCAAGTACTCCATAGCGTATCTTCTCTCCGTCCTCTGCTTCTAGTATCATATCAGCTAGGTCAGTAGCTATGACCTTTGAGCAATACATTTCCCGATAAACTATTAGTTGTTCATCAGGAGATACAGCAAACCAAACAACCCCTGAGTAAGAACCGTACCCATAGTCACATGCTCTAAACTTTGACCAGCTTCTAGGTATCTCAAAAGGTTCTATTACGTGTATCTGTCTGTTCCACTCAGGGAAAGCAGCACCTTCATTTACATCCCAGTTACCTTCAAGCAGTTGCTTACGTTGATGCTCTGGTAGTGACAATAGATTAGCTTCATACAGACCATCATCAGCTAAGTACGGGTTATCAAATAAAGTAGCAGGAATAAACCTGCGCTTAAACAGTGGTTGACCCTCTTTTGAGTGACCTTTAGGCCAAGCAATAACCTCTCCTGTTTCCATATCAGTAGCATCAAAGCTAGTATTATGTGGGGCTGGGTCTACAAAAGTTTTCTTAACCCATACATGACCTGCACCACCGGGGTTAGTAGTTCCCCTTTGATATAAACCTAGACCACTATTCTTAGTAGTACGTAGGCGAGACCTCATATAGTTCCAAGGATAAGGGCTAGGCCATTGTGTAAGTTCATCAAAACCAATCCAGTTAAAAGCTTGTCCTTGGTATCTTTGTACATCATCATCCCTATCTAGATATGAAAGCCAAAGAGTAGCACCGCTTGGAGCTACCCACGTCTTATCACGTTCCATAAACTTAATCCCGGGGATTGCTCTTGGGTAGAGCTGTTTGGAGACTGAGATAAGTTCTCTGAGTTCTTCTGTGCTTCTCCGTACCAACAGCATAGAAGATAGTGGATTATTAAAATACCTAACAGGATCGGCCAGCATAGCAAAAGACTTACCACCACCAGCCGCCCCACCATATAGTACCTCTTGTTCTGATGCTGAAAGAAAGTCTGTCTGAGGACCGGGATTAGGCTCAAAGATAATGTCTTGAGCTTTTTCTACATCAATCGGCTCTGGCTTCACTCTCGCTGGAACTGGTTGAAGCTCTGGCTCCGATACGATTTCTTTCGAGGGTTTCCGCTTTTGCCGCCGCTTCTTTGTAGCGTTCAGCGTAATAGCGTTGCGCTGAAGCTTCTGCTTTACGTTTTCGTTCAAGTTTAACTCTCTTCATTAGACCCACGTGAGAAATGTATCTACCTGACTTCTCACTCAACCAATTGGCTACATCTCTATAGCTGTATTGCTTTAGATACTTCTTAGCTTCTTCTAAAGCTTCTAGCTCTACTGGGATTGGTAGTAGTATATCATCATCTTCAGGGTCTTGTCTATAGCCAAATGGCACAACTCTGCCTACTCTAACGACAGACAACCATTCATACTCACCATCCACTAGCTCTGGCTCAGGGAGCTTCCAAGTTTTATTAACTTTCATTTTTAGGTGGTAATATAAATACAGGGTTTTCAGCTTTAATTTCTACTTTGTCTGTCTTTAAAAAGCCAGCACGGTCAAGGAAATCTTTAGCTGCTGCCATCTTTTCTTTATTGCCAAGATCAGTAGGGTTAGTCATAACCTGCATCATAGAGTATGCAGCTTTACTACCAGCAGTGGCAATAAACTTCTTAGTAAGTTCAGCAATTTCGTCCTGTAACGCAGCAGTAATAGTTGTAGAGGACATAGTATTAGCATACCCTGCAAGACGTTTAGCTTGCACAGGATCACCTTGTGCCTCTTCAAACAGCACGTCAAGAAATAGCTGTTGTTTTTCTGTGAGTTTTCTCATGTTACTTTCCTGTGGGGTTTTACCTTCTTCGCAACCTTCTTAGGTTGAGCCACAAACTGCTTACCCGCAGCCTTGCCTCTTCGTTTGGCACGGGTTGTAGCAGCATACTCAGAATCACTAAGAGACTTAATAGCTTTAGCAGGAAGGTATCTTTCGCCGGTGGCTTTAGACCCTTGTGTTGAGGGTTTACCACTCTTAGTTCTCCAATCTTGCTTAGTCCAAGACTTAAGACTTTTTTGGCTTTTAGCTAGTCCACCTGTATTCATTTTTTTAGGTTTACTTTTTGTCATGTTTTTTCTGTACAGCAAAATTAGCAGTAAGGCTTGCCCCCTTGTGAGGGACAAACTTACCATCATGTTTCATTAGTTTTAAACTACCATCTTTTTGTTTCATCCAATGATAGCCTTTAGGTGCTTCTACTTTCATTACGTGTATCCTCCACCTTTTGCTTTGTATTGTTTGGCAACCATTTGAGCTTTACGAGCCGACCACTGGCCGGGGCTTCCTCCTTTGCCGCCAGCCTTAACGGATGCGACAAGACGCTTACGCATACTAGGCTTAGTATAATTACCCGCCGCATTTACAGTTGAACCACCTTTAGCATATCCTCTTGGCTTTGCTTTAGGTGTAGTCTTTACCGTAGAACTTTTCTTTAATTTCGCCACGTGTTACTCCTATGTCTTTAAGAGCAGAGTCTGACATATTAACTAACTGCCAGTATTGTACTCTACGCATTTGGTGATCTTGTAGTGCTTTAATGAATTGTTTAAACATGGTATATCTCCTTTTGACCAGAGACAGTTATACCACAAGTTAGTGTATCATACTACATACAAGATTGCAAACCCGTTATGCATTTTTCTTCTTAAGGTTATCCACTTGAGATTTGACCATGCCACCCATGTTGTAAGTCATGACATTTTTTTTCTTTATAGGTTCTCTATTAATAATAGAATCTTTAGCTGGATAGCTTGCAGTTACAGAAGTGTTGACTGAACCGGGGTTAGACTGCATACCACCCTTAGCATAAGCTGAAGTTTTCTTTTTTGTCCCGTACATTTTATTTTCCTTTTGATTTAATCATCACTATTGCTGGATTATCCTGTTTATTAGTCCTATTAGGATCAAAATACACAATGTCTCCTATTTTAATATTAGCTAATCTTGACGGATACATTTCTTTAAATAACTTTACTACAGCAGCATTAGACATTTTTCTGCTTTTAGTTGTAGTTCTATTAGATTTTTTAACAGTCGGCTTAGATTTTTCTACTTTAGGAGAGGGTTTAGGTTTTGCAGGTTTAAAATTAAAAAGTCCTGCTTTTTCTAATTTACCCAACAAAACTGTCATCTTAGCTGCTGGTATTTTTATCCCACTATTATTAACAATTTCTCTAACTTCCGCTGCACTTCTTGCACCTTCAATACGTCTTTGAAGTTTAACTGTTGGTGCTTCTTCTCTCCTATTTGAAGCTGAAACAGTCTTAGATTTAACTGGGTTTTTACTTGAGTCAATAATTTTAAGCATATCACTTCTTGAAATACCTGCAATTTTTTCTGGATAAGTCTCGTAATCTTTACCTACATTTTGACCTTTAGGGTCAATAACTCCACGGCGTAGTTTAGGGCGAACTTTATCTTTACCTTTTACTTTATAGTTTGCACCGCCTTTAAATTGCTCATTCATAAAGGAACGAAGACTTTGACCTTTACCTAAATCCCCTTTTAAAACAGCAGCCATTTTTTTGCCGCCTTTACTATAATAAATTGATCCTGCTTCTTGTGCAGCTTTGATAGAGGAATACTTTTCCCACTTCTTTCCACCTAAGTCTTTTAGTTTCTTAGCCATCCTCTTAAACCTTTATATCTATTCTACCACTTGACTTTGTGGGACCAGTATTTTGCTGACAGTTTGCTCGTTGGTTTCCCTTGTGCATTGTGTCTTGCATAATAGCTTTTTTTACGGGCTTTATCCTTCGCAGTCTTGGGGGCTTTACCCGCACCTTTAACGCCCTGCTGCCCAAATCTGATAAATTTATAGGTATCCCCTTCCTTAGCCATAACGCAAT